ACTTGTTCCTTGGATCACTCACGAACCGTTTTGATGCTGGAAGCAATGGAACTTTTCTCCGTATTTCGTCTGCACTGGACGACACAAACAAAGCCAGTACCGAAGAGTACATCACCGTTCAAAACTTGTTCGGTGCCTACGGTGACTACGTTTCCTCTTTCAATGGACGCACAGGTGCTGTTCAAGGTGTGTCGGCTGCTGTTGCTGGCACAGGCATCAGCGTTTCCGCTGCTACAGGTGCTGTCACCATCACGAACACGGGTGTCCAGTCGTTCAACGGACTAACAGGTTCGGTCCAAGGTGTATCTTCGGTAAACGGACAAACCGGAGCAGTCATAAATGTCGCTTTTACTGATACTGGAAATACATTCACTCAAACTAATGTATTTCAAAATGATATTATTGTCAACTCACACACAGTTGGTAGAGGTGGTGCTTCAGAAGCGACCAATGTTGCCATAGGAACATCTGCTCTTGCTGGGAATGAGGGAAGCGTAAATAATTCTGTTGCAATAGGATATGGCTCTGCTTCTACGGCTACTAATACTGGAAGTAGAATAGTTTCAATTGGATCTTTAGCAATGGAAAATGCTTCAGGGTGTTCCGATTCTATTGCTATAGGAAATGAAGCATTACGAAATTCTGGAAATGCAGAATATACTATAGCAATTGGAACAGAAGCACTTAAAAATTCCCAGGGGATTAATAATATTGCTGTTGGTAATCGAGCCAGTTTTAGTAATACTACAGGTGCTAGAAATACAGCAATTGGACCCGGTTCTCTATACACCAATGAATCTGGAACTAGGAATATTGGTATAGGAGTAGATGCACTTTCTGTTTTAACAAATCATTCTGATAATGTTGCTATTGGAGATGAGGCACTTGCAAATATAACAGATGGTTCTCAGAATATCGCCATAGGGTCAATGGCGGGTAAATTATTATCAGATTTTTCGAATCATATTTCTGCAACTGGATCAATATTTATCGGTTATGATACAAGAGCATCCGCTGATAATCGGCAAAACGAAATTGTAATAGGCACAAATGCTATTGGACTTGGATCAAATACAGCAGTCATTGGTGCTACTGGGCAAGTTTCTGCAACAATTTATGGATTGCTCAATGCTCCAGGTGGCGTGTCCGCAGCAGGAATTACCACGGGTGCTCTAACAATTCGATCTGGTGGTGCTTCCAGATACTTTGATTTCGTTACTGGACCCAACAACCAAATCATAGCGCGTGGAAACTCCACCCTGAACCTAGTTCAAGAAAGTCATCAATCTATTTACATTGGTGACTTCGACGCAGCAAATAATGCCACTTACATCGAAGTGGATGACTCCAATCAAATCATCAAGTTCTACTTCAACGGCGACTACTACACATTCCCAACAGCGAGTGGAACCGTTGGTCAAGTTTTAGGAATAGACTCAGCAAACACCTTGGGGTGGAGAAGTAGTGTGTCTTCATTCAACGGAGCGACGGGTACAGTTGGCATCAGCGCGGGTAGTGGAATCTCGATTACTCAAAGCGGGACAACCTTTACCATTGCGTCTACTGCAAGCGGTGGGTCAAAAACATACGCGGTGTTTACTCCATTAGACAATCAACCACCAGCAAGCAATTTTGCAACGCTAGACACACGAAACTCTATTGCGGTTCTTGACTTTGATGCATCAACAGACGAAAGCGCGGTGTTTGTTGGAGTAATTCCCGAAGGTGCTTCTTTGGGAAGCGGACTCAAGATTCGTATTAGTTGGATGGCAACCTCTGCAACATCGGGAGCGTGTCGTTGGGGAGTTCAAATAGAACGCATGAATACGGACGAAGATTCTGATTCATTCGATACTGCCGCAACAGGTGGAAGCACCACAAACGGCACATCAGGAATTGTTACAACAACAGAGATTACTATTACCACTATTGATTCTGTTGCCGCAGGGGAACCGTTCAGACTAAAGGTGTTCCGTGATGCAGACGGCACATCAGGAACAGATGACATGACTGGTGATGCCGAACTGGTATCGGTTGAAGTACGGAGTGCGTCGTGAGTCTTAGATTTGGAAGCACTACTGTAACTGCTCACGCAGTCCAAAGTTCAGGACTGGTGACAGTTCCGTCTTTTCCCATGACCATGAGTTTATGGTTTTACTCCAATAGAACAGCGGGTAGAGAAGCACTTATTGATTTTCGAGCAGAAGATCCAGTAGCAGAAGTTTTTTTTGGATTTAATCTAACCATGTTGAGTAATGCCACGACTACCAATCGTAGAATATCAGCAGCAACATACGATCCTACTAACGGATTACTCAGAGCGCAAACTGCTACTGGTGCAGGCAACGGATGGGCTACAAGCACATGGAATCACGCAGCAGGAGTGTTTACTAGCAGTCTAAGAACGGCATACCTGAATGGTGGCAGTTCAGGTACACAAAGCACTACGGTAACTGCGCCTGGAGGACTTATCGATCCCGTGATTAGTATTAATGAAGTTCAAACAGATGTTAATGCTGGCGGGTACGGACACAACGCAAGCAATGAAGAAATACGAATGGCAGAAGTTGCCATATGGAATACCGATCTCACCTCGGCAGAAATCAGCAGTCTAGCAAAAGGATTTTGTCCTAAACTTATTCGACCAGACTATTTGTTTTTCTACACCCCGCTGATAAGAACTGGAAGTAGTTCTATTTTTGAAGCCACGGGAATACCGATGACTGCTTATAACTTTGGATCAGCATTCACGCCAACAACAGAACCACACCCAAGGAGAATAGGATGAGCGTATACGCATATGTGTATGAAAACACCGTTGTTGAGTTTAAAGAGATATCTGATGCTCTTTACGCAAAATGGATTGCTGAAAATAATCCCAAGAAAGACTGCTATAGACTTGTTGTGTACTCGCAAGCACCCGCCGTTTCTGCCGCAGAGGTAGCAGAAGAGTCTTTCCAAATAAACGAATCCACCGTGAATCAGGTGTGGACTGTACGAAACAAAACACCTGATGAATTGCGTGTAACATGGACTGCATACGAATTTATCAATCGGTTTACTCCTGCGGAAAGAGCAGGATATAGAGCCGCTGCCAAATCAGATGATCTTGTGGCAGACTTTGTCGATATGGCGCAAGCAGCACAAGAAGTAATCTCTGACGATCCGCTCACGGTTCAAGGCATGGACTATTTGGTGTCTATTGGTGTGCTGACACAACAGCGGAGAGATGAAATACTCTCTGTGGTGTAAGCAACCAAATCCAAATACTCATCTGAATACTTTAGGGAGGCAAAAGCCCCCCTTCCTGTTATGATTGCCTCTACATACTCTACCTAACAACAAGGAGTACACCATATGAAGCGACTACCGTCTCTATATCAAGAATTCATCCACCTTTCACGTTACAGTCGGTGGATTGATTCCGAAAAACGCCGTGAGACTTGGGAGGAGACGGTGAACAGGTACTTCACTTTCTTTGATCAGCACTTCACTGATCGCGGAGTGAAACTAAATAGAACAACACGTGAGGAGTTGCGTCAAGCAGTTCTGAATCTTGAAGTCATGCCGTCCATGCGTGCATTGATGACTGCGGGTGATGCGCTCCGAAAGGACAACACCGCAGGCTACAACTGCTCGTATGTGGCAGTGAACAAGGTTCGTGCCTTTGACGAGATCCTGTACATTCTCATGTGCGGAACAGGAGTAGGGTTCTCGGTGGAGCGACAGTATGTGGAAAAACTGCCTACAATTTCTGAGCACTTTACCCAAAGCGATACGGTCATTGTGGTCAAGGACTCCAAAGAAGGCTGGGCAAAAGCGTACCGAGAACTGGTATCCCTTCTTATTGGTGGTCAGATTCCCCGATGGGATGTGTCAAAGGTTCGTCCTGCTGGTGCCCGCCTCAAGACTTTTGGTGGACGGGCAAGTGGACCCCGACCTCTTGATGAACTGTTCCAGTTCACGATCAGCACTTTTAAGAAGGCTGCTGGCAGAAAACTTACTTCCATCGAGTGCCATGATATCGTCTGTAAGATTGCTGAAATTGTTGTTGTCGGAGGAGTCCGTAGATCGGCTCTTATCTCGCTGTCGAATCTCACCGACGAGCGGATGCGGGACGCTAAGACTGGGCAGTGGTGGCTAGAGAACCCACAACGGGCACTAGCCAACAACTCTGTTGCGTACAAGGAGAAGCCGGAAATCGGCACCTTCATGGAAGAGTGGGTTTCCCTGTACAAGTCCAAGAGCGGTGAGCGTGGCATCTTCAACCGCCAAGCCGCACAGAAGACCGTGGCTAAACTGGGTGATCGCCGTGATGCGTCCTACGAGTTCGGCACCAATCCGTGCTCGGAGATCATTCTGCGGGACAAGGAGTTCTGCAACCTGAGCGAAGTGATTGTGCGTCCAGAAGACACTCCTGATACGCTGCGGCGCAAGGTTCAGTTGGCAAGCATTCTTGGCACGTGGCAAGCCTCACTCACGTACTTCCCGTATCTGTCCAGTGATTGGAAGGGCAACTGCGAAGAAGAGTGTCTGCTCGGGGTTTCACTCACAGGCATTCTTGACAACGCAGCCATGCGTACACAGGGAGCAGAACTGGAAGCACTGCTCCAGTCGCTCCGCACCACTGCCGTGGACACAAACAAGGAGTGGGCGAAGCGGATCGGCATCAATCCCGCAGCGGCTATTACTTGCGTGAAGCCAAGCGGTACGGTGTCGCAGTTGACCGATGCAGCCAGTGGCATCCACGCTCGTCACAACGAGTACTACATCCGCACTGTTCGTGCCGACCGCAAGGATCCCATGTGCCAGTTTATGATCGACAAGGGATTCCCTGCGGAGCCGTGTGTGATGCGTCCGGACCACACAATGGTGTTCTCGTTCCCACAGAAGGCAGTGGGATCGGTGACGCGCAACGACATGAGTGCCATTGAACACCTTGAGTTGTGGCTCACGTATCAGCGGTGCTGGTGCGAACACAAGCCCAGCATCACTGTGACCGTTCGGGAGGGTGAGTGGATGGAGGTTGGTGCGTGGGTGTACGCACACTTTGACGAGTGCAGCGGCATCTCGTTCCTGCCCCACTCCGATCACACCTACCAACAGGCTCCGTATCAGGACTGCACACAGGAGCAGTACGAAGCCGCTCTTGCTAAACTGCCACAGGAGTTGGACTGGAGCGAGTTGACTGCCTACGAGAAGGAAGACAACACCAAGGGCACTCAGACCTACGCGTGCAGTGGTGACAAGTGCGAAATTGTTGACCTGACTACATAAAAGAACCCCACGGGAGATAGCATCTCCCGTCCAACAACCCCATTGCGGGGGTTGTTTCTTTTATACATACAGGACAAGGAGTATTCCAATGAGATTCAACAACGACACCCACCGTTCACTAAATGAAAGCATCAACCGCGTTCAGAATCCACAAGCCGCTCTTGATGAGGCTATGGAGTACACTGCGGCTCTTGAAGCAGTGCTATTGTCCCTTTGTGAGGAACTGGATATTGATCCACAGGCTCTACTGGAAGATGTGCAGACTCCCGAGCGAGAACGGGAAATGCGTCCATTGATGAGGAAAGCACGGAAACAACAAGTCGCCGCTCAAAAAAAGGGGGAGCGTGACCGTCGTGCAGATAAAATCCTTGCAAAGGGCTGGAGAGAAGACTCAAATCTCACTACTCTGTACGGTAAGGGAGGCAAGGTGGTGGGAACCCGTAAACTTGTTCCACAACATTACGGCGCGTGGGAAAAGCCCAAGCCCAAGCCCAAGCCCAAGCGCAACAAGTAACCCCACGGGAGATCGCATCTCTCGTCCGACAACCCCGAGCAATCGGGGTTGTTTCTTTTTTGTAAATCTCCAATTTTTTTCTAGGAAGTGTGCTAGATATTTGCATGAAGAGAGGTGTAGTCCATTCTCTTCTTGTGCTTGCGGCACTCCTGCTTGCAGCCTGTGTCTCGGATGTCACTGCCAAGACCACGGCAACACCACCTGCCGCACCCAAATATCTTGACGGTTTCACTCTCATCCCCGACAGTGAGTACACCCCTGTGGGTCGTTTACTTACGTACGACGGCAGACTCATTGGCAGTGCCGTACTAGTTCACCCTCGCGGAGTACTCACGGCTGCACACTGCGTGGACGAAGGACGGGCGTACTGGTTTGAAACCAACGGCAAACGGTACTGCATAGACTCCACACGGATTCACTCTCCGCAAATCGACTTGGCAGTGGTCGTACTGTACGAGCCGTGCGAAGAGCCGTGCTTGCCCCTGCCTGTCCACGGGGATTGGGTGCGTCGAGGCGAGCCACTGGTTGCTGTTGGTCACGGTGGAGGGTACAGAAAGCGCAGCAACCTTGGGGTGTTTTGGCATTACGGAACTCTTGTTGAAGAACCGTTCGCACTAAAGATGCTGTGCGTGAACGGCAGTATTTGGTTTGGCGACTCCGGTGGTGCAGTGGTAGACAACAGCGGCACTCTCGTAGGCATCGTGTCCTCGCTTGGCAGCAGAGGAGGAGTGGTCTACGAGAACACCGCTGTTGTGGTGGAGCCGTTTTTGCCGTGGATTCAGTCAGTCTTGGAGGAACACCAATGCGACTAACTAAACTTCAACGGGCTTTAGTCTGCGGCTGCGCTTTCTGTTTGGGTGTGTTGGTTGCGCGCTCTTTGGGCTTCTAGTTCAGCCTTTAGCGCGTCAATCTCACCCTTCAGATCGGCTTCTGTCTTCTTGCGCTCTTTGTCTGCAATTTCCAGTTTGGACTGGAGCAGAATAGTTTCTGCAAGCAAGTCATTCATCTTCTTCTGCAACACGGGAATGAGAACGGTTTCGTTATAGTTTTCCTTCTCAACGGCTGGGGTAATTGGTGGAATCATGTAATGGATTCTCCTTTCACTGTATTTAGACGGGCATAAATAGGTACGGAATGATCATTGCAGGAATCGACTATTCTCTTTGCGGACCAGCGATCTGCTTGTACAAGCAAACAGATCCCAAGCGATTCTGCTACTCCGACTGCTCGTTTTTCTTTCTCACAGACAACAAGCGGCAGTCAGAAATTCGCACCACCAACATATTCGGTGAACGCCTCACGGACTGGGAGTCATCAGAGCAGCGGTACGAAACCATTGCAGACTGGGCACTAGACATCGTGATGGGGTGTTCACAGGTTGCAGTGGAAGGCTACGCATACGCCGCCACAAGCAATCGGGTGTTTCAGGTAGCCGAAAACACAGGACTACTGAAGTACAAACTGTACCAGTTGGGCATTCCTGTCACTGTGATTCCGCCCACCGAGGTAAAGAAGCACGCCACAGGCAAGGGCAACGCAGACAAGAACGCCATGTACACTGCGTTCATACACGAGACAGGTGACAACATAAAAGCACTCCTCACACCGAAGCGGGAGGAGTGCGTGAGTCCAGTTTCAGATATCGTGGACTCGTACTTTATCTGTAAGCGGTTGTTTCAGTCCTTGCGCGAGGACTCCCGCTGCGAGATTGAACCCGACGAAGGTTAAGGCGTAGGCGGCTCGACGGGCTTGTCTTCCGATGCAGGCTCAATCGGAGCAGGTTGTGTGGGCGCGG